CAATAAATAAACTAAGTTGAAATTGCTGGCACATCTGGCACACACGGCACATGAACCACGGTTTATGGTTTAATATCAATGGTTTACGGTTGTGCCAGCAAGCAAAATGTATCTGGCACACATGGCACAATGCCCGCATATGCTGGTTGTCGAGGCTTGGACCGTAGATTTCTAGCAAAAAATCATGGTGCATGGCCCAATGCCCGCATATTAGCAAGCTAGTGCAAGCAACCAATGCCCGCATTTAAAGAAACAGAGCCCCTGAACCGTAGTTCAGAGACCCTGAGTGGAGGAATTACCTCTTTTTCTGTGCTTTATCCCAGACTCTTAGTGAGAATCCGAGAGCCGATGCCATACCGTCTTCAATCACGGGTATTGCTTTGTTTCGCACTATCTTTGCACCATTGTTAAACTTATCCACAAACTTTTGTGACATAGTGTTAGCACAATCTTCACAAAGACATTCACCTTTAATCGCTAGTTCTGGCTCATGATTCATGATTAGCCCTCCTGTTATTTAAATAATCGTTAAACTTCACATAACCTATTCCTAAAAAGAAACAAATCATTTGACCTAGTGTTATTTCCCAAACCATCGCTGGTTCTATGTATGTAAATAAAACGTCAAACATTATTTACTCTCCTTACTTTGTAGTTTTTGTGTGATTAGCATTTGTATGAATCCTAATCCTATGAATAGTGTTGAAACAGCCAACATTGGTACTGCTAACATGAAACCTACTATGTAGTAAGCCGTGTGTTTTAATCTATGAAACATGGTTAACCTCCCTTTCATATCTTTGATATTTATAAAACTTAGCCTTTCTTTTCCTTGCATGTTCAGGGTCGTAGTAAGGGTCTATAGTTTTCTTATATTCGATTTGTCTATTGATAGTAACTAAATCTAAGTCCATGTCGTAATCTTTAAACTCTGTCATGACTTATCTCCAAAAAGGTTTGAATACTTAAAATTGTTTTCTAGTAGTTCGTCAAGTTCAGTTACTGTTATCTTATCGGGGTCTAATCCCTGACATTTCATCTCAATATATTCTTCTAAGAGATTTCCTATCCTATACATTGAAAGTCCACTTACTAGAATTCCTGTTAGTAATCCAATCAGTAATCCAAATATAAAAGTCATGATATTCCTCCATGAATAATTAATTAATAATAAATACAAAAATAATTGCTACTGAGGAGCGAGGTCAGCGGACGTTGTGGCTGTTCACGAGCGACTTTTCGATGTAAATTTGAGACAAGGTTCCAAAGTGTAGATTATAAAACAAGGTTCATGTAGCACGATCTACGGTCGGGGGTACGGTAACTGTCGGATGGGGGGAAACTGAGAGAGTGATATAGACAAAAATTTTTTTGAAATTTTTTTAGTAAAATTTTCTAGCAAAAAGTTGCCAAACCTACTGTTTATGCTGTATATTCCAAAAAACTAACCATAATTCGTAGCCCATGGACAAAGAATCAGAATACGAAGTCCCTGAACATGTAGAGTTTCAGTCCAAAATGCCCTATATGGGCCTAAATACAAATGAATTAACGGTCCAGGAAGAGCGTTTCATTAATTTAATAGCTAGCGGCATGACAATTACAGCCGCAGGACGAGCCGTGGGCTATAAAACTCGTCATTATGCTAGTCGAGTCGCTAATAAACCCAAAATTAAACAAGCTTTAGACTATTTAAAGCAAGAAATACGTGAAGAAACCAAGTTTACCCGTTCACATGCACATAAAATGTATATGGATACCTATATTGCATCAGCAAATGCGACTGAAATGAAGGGAACTGTAGATTCTTTATGTAAATTACACGGATTACATCAGCCTGACAACGCAACTCAGGTAAATATTAATGTAAATGGAGTAAAACAGCTAGAAAGAATGAGCGATGAAGAGTTACTTACTTTAGCTGGACACTCAAAAGACTATTTGGAGCCCAATAATGGAAAGAACTAAGTCTCTTGGTACTTTGGATAACATGGATATCCCAAATCCTATCATGAAAGAAGAAAATCGAGACATGTCTGTTGGAACACAAACTATGGAACTCTCTCCTAAAGATTATTTAAAGACTTTATTAGGCCTTTCTGTAGAGGATATTTTACAAAACCCTACTATGTCTATTACTCCAGCGGAATCTATTAAAAGATTAAATAATATTACTCCTACTAAAACACCAAGTTTACAACAAAAAATGAGAATGGCTGATAGGAACATGGATTTAGGAAGTATGCCTAAAGATGATATGACTAGAGTAGATGGAACTAGAAAAAGTTCTAGGGGTTTTTTAGGACCGATAAAAAATAAAAGAGGTCAGACTATGACCGAAGTGTCTGTAGAGGGTGATATAGATGGCGAAGAAGTTTTATTTCCCTTATTAGTTCCTACTCTTACTGATGCTGAAATTAAAATAATACAAGATAATGATGGATTTGAAGGTCGGGCTAAAGATATACCTCAACGTATTTTGAAAAAAGCTAAAGCACACGCTAAAAAAAGAATAAAACAGGGGTTAAATCCTTTTAGCACAATGAGGTAAGTTTTATGGAAGTAGCACAAATAAATAGAAGTTCTTATCAGGAACCTTTAGTTCCACAAACAGAAAAAAAGCAACAACAAGTGCAGCAGAAGGAAGACCTTGTTGCACGTAAAAAACCTCAAACAACTAAAATAGATAAATACGTATAGGAGTCCAATATGCCTGGTTATACAGTAGTAGATATGTTCAAAGACATAACTGGTATTAATAAATATGATGATAAAGGTAATCTCATGTCTGATTACAACATGGAAAAGTCAGGTAACCAAGGCAAAGTAGGTAACCCCGACACTTCTCCAGCACCAATGTCTACTGGAGGACTTAATCAACCACCTAAACCTATGAAGATGGATAATAAATAAGATGGGCGGTAAAAATCAAAAAAGATACACTGCCCCACCACCTTCTAGCTATGCTGGTCCTGGTGGAGGTCAGGGTACTAAAATGCGTCCTGAAATAAAAAAGTTGATAGCTAAATCAGAAAAAATAAATCCTATAGATTTTATTAAGAAAAATCTTCCTGAATCAACGAGTTTTACTCCTAATAGACCTGAGCGATCTTATCGTAATCGCACTTATGAAAGAAACGGTGTAGTTTATGAAGATAAACCAAGGGATTCTATACCAGGTGCTCTTGTAAGAAATTATATGCCTGATATAGGGCCCCCTAAAATTCTTGTTGATGGGGTTATACGAACCATGGATTATTTAGAGAAACGTAAGAAAAAGAAATAAATGTCAGCAGTATCTTCTGAAGTAAAACTGTTTGAGTGTCATCGGTGTCATATATCACGCCCGATTACTCTTTTTGCTGAAAACGATAAGCTATGTGCTTATTGTAAAGCAGATATTGCTGAGTCTTTACCAGCTCCAGAACAAAAGGTAGAAGAAAAAGTTGAAGTAGAAACTAGTGCTCAAGAGAAAGCTAGGGCTGAACTTGCATTACGTTTCCTGACTAGAAAAAGAATGTTACCTTTTGTAGAAAGATTTAACCCTGACTACAATGCAGGTTGGGTACATAAAGATGTTTGTGCTAGGTTAGAAAAGTTCAGTCGTGATGTAGTAGATAAAAAATCACCACGACTAATGTTGTTCATGCCGCCTAGACATGGTAAAAGTACCCTTGCTTCAGTAGCATTTCCTGCATGGCATTTAGGTAGAAATCCATCACACGAATTTATTGGTTGTTCTTACTCAGGTTCGTTAGCCATGGGTTTCAGTCGTAAAGTACGACAATTGCTACGTGAACCATCTTACAAAACCGCATTTAAAACTAGGCTCGATCCAGATTCACAATCAGCCGAAGCATGGCTAACTGTCAACGGTGGCGGTTATGTAGCAGCAGGTGTTGGTGGAGGTATCACTGGTAAAGGTGCTCACATTCTTTTGATTGATGATCCAATTAAAAACAGAGAAGATGCAGAATCACAAAATAATAGAAGTGCTACCTGGGACTGGTATACCTCTACCGCATACACTCGATTAGCCCCAGGTGGGGGTATACTTGTTATCTTGACTAGATGGCATGATGATGATTTAGCGGGACGATTATTGAAAGCAACTACTGAAGGTGGTGACCATTGGGAAGTAGTGCGTTATCCTGCTATCGCTGAAGATGATGAGAAGTTTCGTAAACAAGGCGAACCTTTACACGAAAGCCGTTACGGTATAGAAGCACTTGATAGAATACGTAAAGCTATAGGACCTAGAGATTGGTCAGCACTTTATCAACAAAATCCTGTAGCTGATGACGGTGAATATTTTACCAGAGAAATGATTCAGTATTTTGAGCCAGATGATATAGATCTAGATCGCATGCGGTTCTACTGTGCATGGGACTTAGCTATTGGTCAACGAGACAGGAACGATTATTCTGTTGGTATTGTTGTAGGTGTTGATGAATATGATAGGATGTTTGTAGTTGATGTTGATCGAGGACGGTTTGACGGTTTTGAATTAGTAGAAAGAATATTAGATTTGTATGAACTGTGGAAGCCGTCTATTATAGGAATAGAAAAAGGACATATTGAAATGGCGTTAGGTCCATTTTTAGAAAAACGTGTCAGAGAGAGGGGTCTCCACGAAGCCTATTTTAAGGATTTAAAAACTGGTAGACGAGACAAAGAAGCTCGTGCCAGAGCCATCCAGGGAAGGATGCAACAAGGCATGGTTTATGTACCGAAGAACGAAAATTTTTCGGGGCCTTTGATCGCTGAACTCTTGCGTTTTCCTAACGGAGTACATGATGACCAGGTTGATGCACTTGCATGGATAGGGCTTATGATGACAGAGTTTAGTAGTTTTTCTGAGCGAGTTGTTCAAGCACCGTCTTGGCGTGATAAACTTCAATACTTAGCTAAAGAAACTAGAACTAAATCTGCGATGAGAGCATAATTTATGGCGATAATACCTAAGAGAAGAAAGATTACCCCTGAAGAAGAAGATGTTATAAGCTCAACTCAGTGGGATCGTTACACTCGTGCCCGTGATAATGGACATGTTGATTATGTTGATCTAGCAAAAAAATGTGATGCTTATTATCAGGGAGAACAATGGGATTCATCTGATATTGCAGCTCTTGATGCAGAAGGTCGACCTGCATTAACTATCAATACTATTTTACCAACGATAAATACTGTTTTAGGTGAACAGGTAAATCGTAGAGCTGATATTAGATTTAAACCTAGACGGGGGGCAGAACAAGAAACTGCAGATACGTTAACAAAATTATTTTCACAAATTGCAGATAACAATAAATTAGACTGGGTAGAACAACAGGTTTTTACTGACGGTTTAATTATGGACGGTCGTGGTTATTTTGATGTTCGCATAGATTTTAGTGATAACATGCAAGGCGAAGTTAGAATTACTGCAAAAGATCCGTTAGATATTATTCTTGATCCAGATGCCAAAGAGTATGATTCAACAACTTGGAACGAAGTGTTTGAAACAAAATGGATGACTCTTGATGAAATCGAAGAACTATACGGCAAAGAACAGGCCGATAAATTACTTTTTATTGCCGAAAACGGTCAGACCTATGGCAGGGATTCAGTAGAATATTATGAAACTCGTTACGGTGATACCGATGATACTGATGATTATATAGGTACTTCTACTACAGGTTATGGTGATGAATATAGAAGTGTAAAAGCTTTACGGGTAATAGAACGTCAATATAAAAAGCTGCATCGTATTGACTGTTTCGTTGACAAACAAAATGGAGATATGCGTCCTGTTCCTGAAAACTGGTCGGCTGCAAAGACAAAAAAATTTGCTAAACAATATGACCTAGATTTATATTCTAAAATGAAAAAACGTGTCCGTTGGACCGTAACCTGCGACAAAGTAGTATTGTTTGATGACTGGTCTCCGTATGATGAGTTTACTATCGTTCCTTACTTTGCTTACTTTCGTAGGGGTAGACCTTTTGGTATGGTGCGTAACTTATTGTCCCCACAAGAACAGCTAAATAAAGTAGCAAGTCAAGAGTTGCATATTGTAAACACCACAGCAAACAGTGGTTGGTTAGTAGAATCAGGATCACTAACTAGTATGCAAGTAGAAGATTTAGAAGAACATGGAGCAGAAACAGGTTTAGTTCTTGAATATAATCGTGGTTCAACTCCACCAGGAAAGATACAACCTAATCAAATACCTACAGGGTTAGATAGAATTAGTTTAAAAGCAGCTAATAATATTAAAGAAATAAGCGGTATCAATGATTCTATGTTAGGAACAGATAGTGCTGAAGTATCGGGTGTAGCTATTCAGGCTAAACAGAACCGTGGTATTGTCATGATTCAAGTACCATTAGATAATCTTAAAAAGACAAGATTATATCTAGCTGAAAAAGTATTGAACATAATACAACAGTATTATACAGAAGAAAGAGTTATCATGATTGCTAATGGTGAAGCTTCTGGTGATATGGAACAAAATGAAATGATGGTTATTAATCAGCAGGCAGGTGATCAAATCATTAATGATATTACTATCGGTGAATATGATGTTGTTGTAAATACTACCCCAGCTAGAGATTCATTTGATGAAGTTCAATTTGCTGAAGCTCTAAACTTAAGACAAGTAGGAGTAGCAATACCAGACGATGCTATTGTGCAGTATAGTAATCTTAATGATAAAACTGAACTTGCTAGAAGGATACGTACTCTTACAGGCCAAGAACCACCAAGCCCAGAGCAACAACAGTTATTACAAATACAGCAACAATTTCAATTTC